GTTAGGAATATTTTGGTTACACTTTGCATGGTTAGGAATTATTGCAACAATTATTAAAGAAGGATTAGACTTATGGAGCAAAGGTCATTGGAGTTGGGATGACTTTTGGTGCGGTCTTATAGGGTGGCTTTTAGGTATAATTTTTCTCTTCAACTTTATTTGGTTTTAAATGCCAGATATTAAATGGTATTCTATACAGGATCTTTACACCATAGAAAAATATAAAATACGACACAATAAAAATCCAGCTACTAAATGGATTAAATTACCTTGTGTTTACAAAATAAAAATTAACAATAAAATTATACACGTAGGTAGATCAGACACTTGTAAAAAACATGGTGGTGCTGAAAAGGTAAGAAAGGCGTTGGTTAACCTATTAAATGTTTTAGGACACAATCCAAGTGTTACAAAAACCAAATATTGGGAGAAAATTAGATTGCAACATACACCAAATTCAAGTAATATTAAAATAGGAATCATAAAAACTAATGCCATCAAAAAAACCTACATACAAGAAACCCAGAGAAGTAATTAAGTACTATGAAGAATGTACTTGGCTGGGCAACGATACACCAATGTTTCAAAACGAAAAAGTTTCTGTATTTTACGACAAATATCCTGTTGTAAAAGGACATCTATTATTTGTTCCAAAAAAAAATGATGTTACTCATGTAGGTGAAGCATATAAACTTGCTTTCTATTGTGGAGAACAATGGATTGAAGAAGGTAAAATGGATGGCTTTAATATTGGACAAAATATAGGCAAAGTGGCTGGACAATCTATCATGTGGCCACACGTACATTTAATTCCAAGACACAAAAACGACTGTCCTCCAGGAGTACATAATGGAATCAGATTATCTCATCCTAATGGTGACCACAAAGAGTATTATTAATGAAAACAATAAAAAAATTAAAAAAACGTTCAAGTGAAATATTCATATCTCCTGATGGTGGAGAAACTGTTTATGTACAAAAGGAAAACGGTGAAAGAGGACGTCTAGTTTCACAATCACAAAGTGCTAAAGATATTGAGACTGCTTATGATGAGCAAGATATGATAGGAGAAGACGCAGTTAAAATTCGTAGAGAAAATCCTACTTTACAAAACGCCTGGGACAGATATGTTACCATATGGCATTTAATTAACGATAATGAGGAGTAATACACACATACCCAAAAACAATTTTACCATGCGTATACGTTGCTCTATGTGCGTTTAAAAGGGTATTAAATAGTAGTATGACGAAGTATGTTTCAATTGTAGGTAATGGTGAGAGTAGAAGAGGTTTTGATCTAAGTCCTTTAAAAGACTTCTCAACTGTGGTTGGCTGTAATGCTTTATACAGAGATTATATGCTTGAGTACGTTGTATGTTGCGATAAACATATGTGCCAAGAAGCCGCAAATACTTGTAGTAAAAAAACAACAATTTTTACCAGAGATAGATGGTTTGCACAATTTCAATTTTGGTCAAATATCAAAAAATTACCAGAATTACCCTATGCAGGTGATCAAAGAAAAGATGAACCTTTCCATTGGGGGACTGGACCTTATGCAGGAGTAGTAGCATTAACTTTTAAACCAAAAGCAATTTTTATGATAGGGTTTGATCTCTATGACCGAAATAAAAAAATTAATAATATGTACACAGGTACACATGGATACACTTATATTAAAAGACCTGTAGATCCATCGTATTGGATATATCAATTTCATAAATTAATGGGTATATCAGATCCTGATATAAGATGGATTGTGGTAAATCATGAAGATTGGAAAATGCCAAAAGAATGGAAACAACACGCAAACGTTTTCCAAGAGTCATACGAAGGCATGGCAAGATTTATTAATAAGCAGTTGACAAAATCTAAATAACGTTTACAATAGTATTATGTTTGAAAAATTTAAAGAAGGGAATCTTATTACTCTAAAACTCGTATCAGGTGAGGAAGTAATTGCAAAATTTAAATCACTTAATTCCGATTATATTAGCATTGAGAAAGCATTGGTATTAATGCAAGGACCACAAGGGTTGGCATTTGGAACATTCTTTTCAACTGCTGAACAAAAAGAACCTATTAATATTTGTAAAGATAAAATTACATCTATTGCAAACATTAATGATAAAATTAAAACAGAATATGAAAGAATATTTTCAACAGTACAAGTACCCAACAAACCAAAAATTATAGTATAATGGCACATTTTGAAAAACATAGCAAAAGTATTAAATCATTAGTTGATGTTACAGAGGCGATGCTTCATGCAATGGAAAAACACGGTGTTGATCCCGAAACTGTTGCAAACAGGCCTGAATTTTCTGTTTTGGTCCACTTCTTAAAATCTATAATAGATGGCGAGTTAAATATACCAAACGAACTTACTGACAGCATACGAAACAAATCTGAAGAATTAGGACTTGATTTTGAAAAATTTAAAAGGAGATTACACTAATGGCTGACGATTATGATAATGTAACAGAAGAATGTTTTACATCAACAAAAAGTTTTTGGAACTTTCCTTGTGCTCATAGACAATATAGACACGATGGCAATTGCCATTTAATTCATGGATACAGCAGAAGTTTTCACTTTGTATTTGGTTGTAAAAGTTTTACTAAAGAAGGTTTTGTAGTTGATTATGGCGATCTAAAAGATGTAAAAGCACATTTAGATCATATGTATGACCATACTTTAGTACTTGATGAAGAAGATCCACATATGGATAAGTTTAAAGAATTAGAAAAGCTAGGAGTATGTCATATTAGAACTCATCCCATGGGGCCTGGTATGGAAGGTACTGCACATTATCTTTGTGACTGGACTGATAAATGGTTACGTGAAAAATCTCGTGGTCGTGCTTGGGTTATTAGTGTTGAAGCCAGAGAAAATGACAAAAACAGTTCAATATATACAAATCCAAATGGAGGATTCAAAGGATGGCACAAATAAATCAAACACTACCAACAATTAAAGTTACTTTAAATGACGTTTCATATTATATAGATCTATATGACAATCCAATAGCATATAGATGGGTAGAGGCACTTAAAAAAGTTTTAAAAAATAATCTTGTCCTGGAAAAGAATTATTGTTTTTTAGGATTTGCAGATTCAAAAAGAGATATAGATTATCTTGTTAAGGAAATAAATGATGCAATTACAAAAATTAATGCATTTACTTTTAATCCACCTTATCCTAAATTAAAACATTTTACAAATGAGGATTTTCAATATAGTGTAGTACTTGGTTTTAGATTAAAACATGAAGGCACAAACTTTTTACATAGATATTTTGAAGAACTTCAAGGTCCTGTCTGGAATCTTTCAACATGGTATAAACAAGCAGACAATGAAACAAAATATGCAATAAGACAATTAAATATTCTATGTCATGAACTTGAAAGCTGGGTTAACGCTTATAGAAAATCTAAATATAAACCAGAATGGATGAGACCTTCACAAATTACAACATTTTTACACGCACCAAGATATGATTTACATGAAAAAGACTTTGATTTATTCAAGCAAAATAGATACGATAGAGAATTAGGCGGTGTGTACCTACATTGGTCACAAGTAGGTAAAACATTATACGAAGTCTTTAGAGATGAATACGAAGTTGCCTTAACTGGTGATGATGATACCCACAATACTGTACCTATTGATAAGTTTTCATTAGACTCTAACAAAACATTAATAAACGGAGTTGTTTGTTCTGCAATAAATCACCAAAAATTTTATTCTGGAGAATTTGACATTGAGTGGGGACAAAGTATTACTGAAAAAAATGGTTTCAAAAAAGACGAAATGGATAGGTTTAGAACATGGTTAAAAACCACTGAATATAGTTGGGATGACCCAAAATTATCTCTTGGTTATATTAAATTAGGACAAATTGATTTAAAAAGATCATTTGGTACTGATAATTTTTTAAAAATATACAAAATTCTTTTAAATAATTTAAATATATCAAAGATAGAGATTATTGATTCTGATAATATATCAAATGAATACCCTTATACTTTAGATAGTGAAAACTGGAAACAGATACAAAAAGATTTTTTAAAAGAAGGTTATGAATCACATAGTTTGCGTTAAATGGGGTAACAAATACATTTCGCAATATGCAAATATACTTTATAACATGGTTAAAAGACACACCACCGTGCCTTTTGAATTTCACTGTATTACTGACGATATCAAAGGATTAGATCCACATATCAAAACAATAAAACTGCCAAATGACCCATGGATTAAAACATGGTGGAGTAAGTTATGGATGTTTGGTGGACATTTTCCATTACAAGGCAATATATTATATTTTGATTTAGATGTAATTGTTTTTAAAAATATTGACGAACTATTCAATTATAATCCAGACAAGTTTATGATTATTAGAGACTTCAATAGATGTAGAATTAAAGATTGGAAATTATGCAATTCAAGTGTAATGAGATGGAAAGCAGGTACTGTAAATTACCTATGGGATGACTTTGTTTCTAAACCTAATGTAGTAATGGGAGAAAACCATGGAGATCAAGACTGGATTACTAAAAGAGCTATAAAAGATACAAACCACTGGCCAGATGACTGGATTCGTTCTTATAAATGGGAAATGATTGGTTTTAAAGACACAAAAGCAAGACGTGGAGCAAAACTTATATTTGACAGACCTCCAAAAATTATAGAAGCAAACAAAGTAGCAGTTTTCCATGGAGAACCAAAGCCATTTAATTGTGGAGACGAATGGGTAGAGGCAAACTGGAAATAAATGTTTAAAAATATACACAACTGGCCACTTGAACATTGGCATATTGAACTTTGTTCTAAATGTTCTTTAAAATGTCCACGATGTTCTAGACAAGAAGTACCTGAAGGACTTACAAATAAAGAATTAAGCCTTGAATGGTTTAAAGAAAACTTTACAGGAAAACTTTTAAAAGATGTTAAAAAAATTACCTTCTGTGGCGACGATGGTGATTGTATATATGCTAAAGATTTATTAAAAATACTAGAATGGGTTAGACAAAATAATAATAAAGTACAATTTGTTATTGTAACAAATGGATCATACAAAACTGCTGAATGGTGGCAACAATTTAATAATATTCTTAATGAAAAAGATCATATACATTTTTCTTTAGATGGATGGGATCAAGAATCTAACAACATTTACAGAGTAAATTGTAATTGGCAGTCAATATTAATAGGTATTAATGCTTTAAAAAATACAAAAGCATATAAAACATGGGCCGCAATTGCATTTAAGTTTAATGAAAACAAAATAACTCATATGGAACAATTAGCAAAAAAATATAACTTTGATAACTTTCAATTAACAGTAAGTACAAAATTTAATAAAAATTATCCAAGTTATCCTGTAAACGATCCATTACAACCAAGTGATAAATTTATTGCTACAGGACGTTTTACCAGACGGTCAACAAAATTAACTAATAAAAGTTGGAAAGATAACTGTCTTGATCTTTTTACAAAAAGGTTCTATAATTATAAGAATAATAACGAATCGATTATACCATTGTGTGTAATAGGTAATAAAGGGTTATATATAAATGCTGAAGGAAAATTTTATCCTTGTTGCTGGACAGGTTTAAGATATCCACATAACAAGAACATTTTTAGTTATATTAATATTAATAATACCCTTGGTGCTACTTTAGATGATCCTATGTGGAAAAAACTGTTTATAGATTTAATATCTGGAGAAGGTCCACGTGAATGTGGTGAAAAATGTTCAGCAAAAAAATGGAATTTAGATCATGCAACAAATTGGTAAGAAAAAAATTAAAAATATATGAAAAAGTTTGGTAAAGTAAAAATAGCAAGTATGAAACCATTAGAGGATATTCCCGACGACTGTGGTTATGAAAAAAGATTCAAATACGATATTGATATGCAATCAAATGGTATAATGAGTGAATGTGTAGAATGGTGCCAAACAAATTGCAAACATAAATGGGGTTGGTGGTTTGAACAACCAAATCTTTATGATCCACACCGGCAGAATTGGGAAGAACAAAACAGTTATATGAGTTTTGAAAACAACAGAGAAGCAATGGCATTCTTTTTAGCAATCGGTATGGACAATATAGGGAATACAGACAGATAATTAATAGTATGAAATGGTTTGATATAACAGATAAAGCAAAAAGTCAAATGGAAGGACTACTATCAAAAAATCCTGACAAATACGCAGTTAGCCTAATGGTTAAAGGTGGTGGCTGTGCTGGCTTCAAATACGAATGGGGATTTATTGATTCTAAAGATAAAATAGGCACAGAAGACATTACCGAAGATTGGGGTACTGGACGATTTGTTGTCGACGACACCAGTATGCTTTATATTGCAGGCACAAAAATTGATTGGAGAGAAGAAGTTTTTGGGTCTCAATTTGAAGTCATCAATCCAAATGCACAATCAGGTTGTGGATGTGGAGAGAGTTTTGGCGTATAAATGGACACCGCATTTGTAATAGGCAATGGTGAATCAAGAAATATATTTCCAATACAAGAATTAAAAAGCAAAGGTGTAATATGGGGTTGTAATGCCATATACAGAGACTGGCCTGACCTATGCAATCATATTGTAGCAGTTAATCCACCAATGTATGAAGAATTAAAACAATGGCATGATAAAACAAATCCTAATCTAAAAATATATGGACCTAATGACATATCTAAATGGAATTATGTTTGTAAAGGTGACTTAGACGCCAAGTTCAGACCAAATGCAGGTATACCAATAGGTTTAAAACTTTATAGAATTTGGCGAGGAGGAGACACTAGAAAAGGTAAGGCTATTAGAACAATTGATTTTACACAAAGCAAAGGAACTGGTATGAGTGCTGTATTATTAACCGCAGAAACAGGTATTAAAAATATAGTAATATTGGCGTTTGACATAATAGGTGCAAGACAATGGGAATTTAACAAAAGAGGAGAACATAGCAGAGAACAAAATAATATGTACAAAAATACTTTAAATTATGATTATCGGATGAATATGAAAGCATATCTCAAATATGAATGGATGTTTCAACTAAGACAAATTATTATGCATTTCCCAAATACAAATTTTTATTTTATTAATCGTAGAGAATACATTGACGGTAATCATTTTTTAAGACATTACTTTGATCAACCCAATATTAAAGTTGGAATTTATGCAGATTTAAGACGTTGGGTAGATGGAGATCGTGATAAAATTAATTGGCGGAAATTATAAAGTAACTGTACTTGAGGCATCAAGTTTATAAATCTTACGCATTTTAACACCAACTCTTTGAGCAAATTTCTTGCTATCACAATACGAACAAACGTGTTTATAGTCATTACTTGCCCTATCTGGATCTACTTGTGCTCTGGGTCTTAAAAATGTTACTCCACACGAGTCACACTTAAAATAATATATGGTATTTTTTCGGTGAAACGTATGATATACGCCTAATTTACTTTGACGTTCATACAATCTCATTGTTTTCAACGTTTCTATGAACATATAAGTATTTAATAAATACGTATTATAATAATATGGCACGATTAAACATAGACACAGGAACAGAAGGAAATCCGGCAACAGGCGATACTTTACGTACCGCTATGACGAAGATCAACGCGAATTTCTTAGAGGTCTACGATGATTTAGCCGGATCTAGTTTGGGTGGATTATTCACAAACAACGCAACAAACGGTGATGTAAAAATACAAGCCAATGGAACTGGTATAGTTGAGATAGATCAATTACAAATTACAGATGACGCAATAACTTCTATGATCACAAACGGTGATGTGACACTAGCAGGTAACGGCACAGGTGTGGTACACGTAAACGATACGTTACAAGTTGGTGTTAACAATACTAATGCAACCATAACAACTCTCGGTACAGCAGATTTAACATTAAGCACAAACAATGGCACAAATTCAGGTACAATAAAAATAGCTGATGGTGCAGGTGGAAACATCACAGTTGAGCCTAATGGCACAGGTGACATTTTATTAAAAGCAGGTGGTCAAGTTGGTATAGGAGATGTTAGTTCACCTGACACTTCATTACATATTAAACAATCCACTGCAACCATAACACTCCAAAGAACTAACGACGCAAACACACCTGGTATTGATTTCCAAAGTAATGGCGGTAACGTAAGAGCCAAGATGTACATGGATGGTACTAATGGAACAAACAAAGAAATAGTTTTTCAAACCATGGATGGAAGTATGGAAGAGAGATTCAGAGTTACATGGGAAGGGGCCAATGTAACAGGAACTTTTAACATTATGAGTGATAGTGATTCGGCTGGAAGTGATGCTACAATCAGCATGACTGAGAACAAAATTACAACATTAAGATCTAACGATAATTTAGAATTATCTGCGAATGGTACAGGCAAGGTAATGATGCCTAGTAATTTACATTTACATTCTGCTACACCGCTTATTCAGTTTCAAAGAACAGACAACGCAAACGTGCCTGGCATAAGTTTCTTAGGATCAAGTGGAACTGAAGGAGCCAGTATCAAATTTGATGGAACTGATGGTACAACAAACGAAATAATTTTAAGTTCTTTTTATTCTAGTGCTGTAACAGAAAGACTTAGAGTTACAACAACTGGAGCAAAAGTTACAGGTACTTTGGATGTTACTGGAGCAATTACAGCCACAACATCAATTGCCAACGATGCAATTTCTATATCAGACAACAAAATTAGTGCTTCAAGAAGTGATGACGATTTAAATTTAGCGGCGGCAGGAACTGGAGATATTAATTTAACTTCAGCCTCTGATATAAACATACCAACTGGTGTTGGTTTAGTTTTTGGTGCTGATACAGAAAAAATAGAAAATACTTCTGGAAACAATATGTATATCTATGCTGGTACTAACATTTATTTAAATGCTGAAAATGATTTACATTTTGATGCCAACGGTGGAGATATAGTTTTAAAAGATAATAATACAAAATTTGGTCAATTTTCTAACCAAGGTTCAAAATTAACTATATATTCAGGTCCATCATCCGATGCTGAAATCACTTTGGGCGGTGCAGTTCTTTGCGAGAATGTTAGTATTAAATTTACAAGTTTACCAACATCGGATCCCGGAGTGGCAGGAAGACTTTGGAGAAGTGGAACAGATCTAAAAATTAGTATAGGATAATAAACAATGGCACAGACAACAATTAACGTAGGTAGTAACGCAAATGATGGAACAGGTGATGATTTAAGATCAGCATTTATTTCTGTAAATGCTAACTTCACAGAATTATATGCGGCATCTCCTGTAACAAGTCAAATTAGTCTTGCAGGAAATACAATTTCTACAAATGCCTCAAATGCAAATTTAAAATTAAGTGCATCTGGTACAGGTGTTATAGAATTAGAAGGAATTCAAATTAGAGATAACCATATTGAAGGTATAAGATCAAATGAAGATTTAATTATATCAGCATCTGGTACAGGAAACATTAGAATTGGATCATTAAGATTAAATGGAACAACTATTAGTTCAGATGACAGTTCTTCAGTAAGAATTAATGAAACATTACACGTTAATACAATCGCATCTGATGATTCAACTTCGGTTACAGTCGATGATGGTTTATTAGTAACAGGAACATTACAAGCAAACACAATTGATACAAACTTTATAAGCTCACAAGATTCAACAGCAATACAAATCAATGATGCATTAAACGTTTCTGGAACTTTAAGTGCAAATATAATCGATACCAACGTAATATCATCTACAGATTCTAGTGCTGTAACAATATCAGACAACTTGCAAGTTAATGGAACAATAACAGCAACATCAATTACTGGATTATCAGTATTAAACAATTCTTCACAATCAGATGGCACAGTAACACACGCAGGTTCATCTGGACAACAACCATTAGACAGTTTTGTTCATGCAACTTACAGAAGTGCAAAATATCAAGTTAGTATTACAGACGCAACAAACAGTAGATACGCACTTGATGAAATCTACGTAACTCATAACGGTACAACTGCTTTCATTTCAACAACAGGTGTAAGTTCAACTGGTTCATCATTAGCAACTTACTCAGCAGATATTAGTGGTAGCAATCTTAGAATTTTAATAGTACCTATATCTAGTGACTCAGTTACATATAAGTTTGTTAAAACGTTAATCAAAGTATAAATTTACATTCGGTTCTTAGAATTTCTAATAAATAATCACATAAAGAGGATTTAAAATATGGCACAACAAACAATTGGCGTAGGTTCATCAGCAAATGACGGCACAGGTGATCCATTAAGAACAGCATTTAATAAAATAAATGCAAACTTTTCAGAATTATACGGCGATACTGCTGAAGCAAATGATATACTGGATGATACATCACCCCAATTAGGTGGTAATTTAGATATAAACGGCTTTAACATAACTTCAGCAAGATCAAACGAAAATATTAGAATTATTCCTAACGGAACAGGTACGGTTGAACTTGAAGCAAATACTAATGTTACAGGAAATTTAACAGCAACAGGAAATATTTTTGCAAATGGAAATATTAACCTAGGCGATGCATCAGGGGACCAAACAAAAGTAACTGGTGTGTTTGAAGCAGACCAATTACAAATTGATGGTACAACATTAACAAGCACAGTTACAAACGGTTCTGTAACTATTCAAGGAAATGGTACTGGTGGTGTCAATGTTGCAGATATTACAATTAATGATAATAAAATTTCAGCATCAAATTCAAATTCTGATTTAGAATTATCAGCATCAGGTACTGGTAATGTTGTAGTAGGTGCAGTAACAGTTAGTGGTACAACTTTAAGTGCGGCAGACTCATCTCAAATTACAATAGCAGAAGCATTACAAGTTAACGGTGCAACATCTTTAGGAACAAGTTTAGCATTGGCTACAGGTGCAACTGTAACAGGTATATTAGATGAAGATGCTATGGGTTCTGATTCAGCAACACAACTTGCTACACAACAATCAATCAAAGCATACGCAGATACAAAAGCAGTATTAACAGGTTCAACTAATAATACTATTACAACTGTCACAGGTGCTCATGCATTCCAGGGTGAAGCTAACTTAACTTTTGATGGTAGCACACTTGCAGTTACAGGAGCGGCAACTGTTTCTTCTTCATTAGGTGTAACTGGAACACTAACAACAGCAGATATTACTACAACAGGTACACATACAATTACAGGTCAATCAGATATCGACTGGGTAAGAATTAAAGATCATACAATTACAACAAATGCCTCAAATGCTAATTTAGTTCTTGATGCAAACGGTACTGGTGTTGTTGATGTTACATCAGCAATGACAACTATTGGACAAACTGTAACTGGTACAGTAGCAATTACTGGTTCAGCAGACATTGACAATCTTAATTTTAATGGAAATACAATTACGGCTACTAGTTCAAATGGTGGTATTATATTAACTCCAAATGGTTCTGGTACGGTTACAATAAACGGTGTAACCGTTTCGATACCTGGCATAGTAGGAATGAATAAAGCAACTATCGACAATACTTTATGGATGATGGCTGGTTCTAAAATTCAAGCAAATGATACAAATGGTGACGTAGTCCTTGAATCAAACGGTACTGGTTCTATTGTTGTAGATCAAGTTTCAATAACAGACAATACAATCTCAACTCATGTATCAAATGCTAACTTGGTACTTGATACAGATGGTACAGGTGTAGTAGCTGTTACACCACAATTAACTTTATCAGGATCTTTTAAACAAGCAATACATACTTTCACGGCAACTGATGCAATCACTGAAACCGAACACGCAGGTAGAACATTATTACTTGGTGAAGTAGGTGGTAATGCTTTAGTTACATTAACACTACCAGACGCAACAGGTTCAGGTACAACATACAAATTCATAGTAACTGTGGCAAACACATCAAACTATGTAATCAAAGCACCAGATTCCGACAATACTATTAGCGGTATTATGCTTTACTTGGACGAAGACGGAACGGCAGTTACAGCATTTCCAACAGTAGCGGCTAGTGATACTATAACACTTAATGGTGGTACAACAGGCGGAATAGTTGGTGACTATCTTGAACTAGTTGATATAGCAACTGACAAATGGCACGTCAGAGGTACAATGAGAGTAGGTGCAGGTACTGATCCAGCAACTCCTTTTAGTGCTACCGTATAATAATACTACTATCTAGTTTAACAAGACTTATAAACTCATATATGAAGAGACATTACAAAAACAATAGACACAGATCTCCACGATCAGAAATTACTAGATTACAAGAAGCACTTAAACGTGAAAGAGATCCTATCGAACGTGAAAACCTACGTCAATACATTGAACACTGGAATCGTACACAGAATAATAGATATTAAAACTCAATAAATACTGATGAAGGAGTAAGTTTTAATGTCAACACCGGTGTGGACTACCACAGCAGGTAAACTTGCGTCAATTGACGAGCAAGTATCATATTCGCTACAATTAGAAGCGAATACAGCTGATTCTACGGCTATCACTTACTCCGTAATTGCAGGGAGCCTACCTTCAGGAATGGAACTTACTTCAACAGGCTTACTTACAGGAATTCCGGCCGAGGTTTCGAAAAGAACTAGATACACCTTCGTTGTACGTGCCACGGCTGGAACAACAATTACAGACAGAACTTTTTATTTAGATATAGAAGGTGCAGACGCACCAACATTTACAACTGCATCAGGACAACTTCAATTAGATGACTCTACAAGAGTTGGTTTATATTGGATATTAGATGGGTCATCATTATCATTCCAGGTTGCGGCAACAGATACAGATACAAGAGCAGGACAATCTTTAGTTTATGAAATTGTACAAGGTGCATTACCACCAGGTG